TGAAGCTGAAGCGCTACGGCTACGTGATGCTTGGACAGCGCATCCGGATCATACGATCCTCAAAGCGATGGTTGCCGAGCGTGCAATTTTCTTCGTTCTTTTACCATTGCTCCGCGCTAATGGTGACCCTGGAATGCGTACCGTAAGTGCTGATATTTCCAGAGACGAACAGATCCACGTTGCAACTAACTCGCTTGTATGTAGAGAACTAGGACTGGAGATCTCTCCAAGTCTGGACAAACTACGTAAGGCAACTATCAACTGGGTGATGCAACCGCTAGGTAGTAATACCAATAAATATTTAGACAAAAAATTTTGGCTGGATTCTAGTGACAACTTAATGTATCAAGGCAAAGCTCCTGAGCTTTCCTTTACTAAGTCAGCAAGAATGCCAGCTTTCTTTGAACATGATGCAAGAAATCTCCCCCAATACGCTTAAGTTCCAGTACGAAAAACTGGACATGATTCAGGCCCGCTTAGCGGAAGCATTCCCTAGCGAGCTGATTAGACCTTCAGATACACAGGCCGACATCTTTTACAAAGCTGGTCAGGCAAGTGTTGTCAAATTTATAAACGATTTATTGGATGAAAACTAATGTGTATTGGACCTTTTGCCGTACCGAAACCGCCTGACCCTCCAGCACTACCACCTATTAAAAAAGCAGCACCCAAAGCACCTACACCTCCTCCTAAACCACAATCACTTACTACAAAAGGTGAAAAGCCTAAGGTTGATTTCGCTAAAAAAATGTCAGCAAAGAATGCAAAACGTGTTGGTGCAACTGACCTGAAGATTCCACTACAGCAAAGTTCTTCTGGTGGATCAACTGGAGGGCTGAATGTATAAAGCGAAAGAACGGTACAATCAACTGTCATCTGACAGGCATCAATTCCTAGATATCGCAGTTGAGTGTTCTGAACTGACGCTGCCTTATTTGATTACTGATGACCTAAATGTAAAACAGAATCACAAACGACTGATTACTCCGTGGCAATCAGTGGGTGCTAAGGCTGTGGTGACACTAGCTGCCAAACTGATGTTAGCTCTACTACCTCCACAAACTTCGTTCTTTAAACTACAAGTACGTGATGACAAGTTAGGAGAAGAGCTACCACCTGAAGCTCGTAGTGAACTTGACCTTTCATTTGCAAAGATGGAGCGTATGGTCATGGATAAGATCGCTGCTTCAAGTGATCGTGTTGTCGTACACCAAGCACTCAAGCATTTGATTGTTGGTGGTAATGCGATGATCTTCATGGGTAAGGATGGTCTCAAGAACTTCCCACTCAATCGATATGTAGTAAGCCGTGATGGCAATGGCTATGTATGCGAGATCGTTACTAAGGAACTTGTAAGTCGCAAGCTTCTTGGATTAGATCCAATGCCTGATCCAAACCGTGTCTCTAACAAAGGGACCAATGACGAAGATGCAGAGGTCTTTACCTATGTACGTCGTGAGGACAATGGATCATGGATATGGCATCAAGAAGTAGATGACAACATCATCCCTGATTCACGTAGTACAGCACCTGCTGATGCATCTCCTTGGTTGACTCTTCGATTCAACTCTGTTGATGGAGAGGATTACGGAAGAGGTAGGGTAGAGGAATTCCTAGGTGACCTTCGATCACTTGAGTCTTTAAGTCAAGCACTTATCGAAGGCAGCTCGGCTGCAGCCAAGGTGATCTTCCTTGTTAACCCTGCAGCCAGTACAAAACCACAGACCATTGCTAAAGCTGGTAATGGTGCAATCGTTCAGGGTCGTCCTGAAGATGTAGCAGTCGTGCAAGTTGGTAAGACTGCTGACTTCGCTACTGCTTCACAGATGGCACAGCAGATTGAACGTCGCTTAGGCGAGGCATTCCTGCTGTTGAACATTCGTCAATCAGAACGTACGACTGCTGAAGAGGTCCGCCTCACTCAGCTTGAACTTGAACAACAACTCGGTGGACTATTCAGCCTGCTGACTGTTGAGTTCCTGAAGCCATACTTGGCTCGGACCTTGATGGTTATGCAACGCAGTGGTTCTCTACCAAAGATTCCTAAAGACTATGTCCAACCACAAATCGTGGCTGGTGTTAATGCACTTGGTCGTGGTCAGGATCGAGAAAGTCTTACTGCTTTCATTGGTACTATTGCTCAGACATTAGGACCAGAAGCATTGATGAAATACATCGATCCTTCTGAAGCTATTAAACGTCTTGCTGCTGCACAAGGTATTGATGTCCTCAACCTAGTTAAGACACCAGAACAGATGCAGCAAGCTATGCAACAACAACAAGCTATGGCTTCACAACAGTCACTGGTCAATCAAGCAGGTCAAATGATGTCAGCTCCTTTGATGGATCCAAGTAAGAATCCTGATGCTGCTCAGATGGCACAACAACTCACCCAACAACAAACACCCCAACAAGATGGCTGAAACATTTACTTATGACAACTCACCTGATACAGAGGTCCTTACGGATGAGGAACAAGATTCTCTAGCAGTAGGTGAAGAACTTATGGATCAGCAGGAGAACCTCCTAGCTGGTAAATATAAGAACGCTGAGGATCTTGAGTCTGCATACATCGAGCTGCAACGGAAGCTCGGTGGTGACTCTGATGATGGTGATGAAGGTATGGCAGAAGAAGATAGTGAAGAGTCTGATGAAGAAGGTAGCTTCGCGGCTGAGATGCTTTCATCTGCATCGCAAGAGTTCTATGAAAATGGTGAGCTATCTCAGGAAACCTTTGATGTACTTTCAGAGATGAGCAGTGGTGAACTGCTTGAAACGTACATGTCTATGCAACCAGAACCTGCTGCAGATCTTACAGGTGATGATGTTAATGAACTAAAGGCATCAGTCGGTGGGGAAGAAGCTTATAACCAAATTACTAATTGGGCTGCTTCAAGTCTTGAAGATGCTGAACTAGATGCATTTAACGCGACTATTGACAGCGGTACACCCGCACAAATTAAAATGATTATGGCTGGACTACAAGCTCGATACCAACAAGAGAACGGCTACGAAGGTACGCAACTTCAAGGCAAGCCACCATCTAGTTCTGGTGAAGGTTTCCGTAGTCAGGCTGAGGTAGTCAAAGCTATCTCTGATCCTCGCTATGACCGTGATCCTGCATATCGGAATGATGTGCTGATGAAACTTGAACGTTCCGATGTTGATTTCTAATGACAGTTATTAACGAAGACGGCGGTCGTACAAACATCTACGCAATTGAACCCCCTATCACACTTATTGACGTGCGCGATTTACACAACGAAAACGCTGAGAAGCTCAATGGTCGCCTAGCAATGCTAGGTGTCATAGCAGCACTAGGTGCTTATGCACTGACTGGTCAAATCATTCCTGGAGTTTGGTAATGCCACAAGGTAAAGGTACATACGGTCCTAAAGTGGGCCGTCCTAAAATGACACCTAAGAAAAAGACATCAAAGAAAATTAAAGGCGCTGATGGTAAAGCGTGCTGGAAAGGTTACTCATATGCAGGAACCAAGAACGGCAAAGACAAATGTGTCAAAACCAAAAAATAAACCACCTACTTATTTATTAAACATGAAATCTATTATTATCGCTAGTCTCCTCGTCGCCGCTGGTGGCGCAGCTCATGCTGGTCCCTACGTCAATGTAGAAACCAATTCAGGCTTCGTCGGATCTGACTACACAGGATCTGCTACTGATGTACATATCGGTGTAGAAGGTAACGGCTGGTATCTGCAGGGAGGGCCTGCACTACTTGCACCGGACAATGCTGATGGTGAAGTAGAACTCTCAGGTAAAGCTGGTGGTTCTTATGGAATTAATGAAGCACTCTCTGTCTATGGAGAAGTGTCTTTCCTTACTGGAGATACAAACAGCTACGGCACTAAGGCCGGACTTAAGTATAACTTCTGATAGCTAAATAGAATAAGGGAGGTGCAATTCCTCCCCTAGCTCTAGCCAGCCAAGGCTTAAAACTGGTCTTACTTAATCTTACTTACCCAACCATGAACTCTTACTTAAATGACCGCTGTACTTTCAAG